TAGTTTCTCTACCTATTACACCATTTAATACTCTATACTTCCAGTTACTATTGTAACATTTTTTACAAACACATCTCCTCTTTCCCTTTCCTTTAAAATGAAAATCTTCATCTTCTTTTGTGATGTTACAATTACTGCATTTTTTCATATAATCGTGTTAATCTTTTAAATCATCAAAATTAGTCCATTCTTTATCTCTTAATATTAATGCTATATATCCAATTAAATCAACTATATCATTTTTTCTTAATTCAGGAGATGTTTGGATTCTTTTCAATTTATCATCAATTCGATATCCAAATTTATGCTTTCCTGTAAAAATATTTAATGGAGAGTCCGCTGCTCCATTATATTTAGCATCTTTGTATAAAACTAATTCTTTCAAATTATCAAATATTTCTTCTAATTCGTTTTTTTTAAGGCCAATCATTTTTTCTTTTTTATAATAACCAAATAACAATATAATAGTTTTAAGAAGAGAGGCTGAAAAGCCTCTCTAATTTTATTATCATCCTTCGCAAACAATACATTCAGAATATAAATCTCTCTGTTGTTTACTATCAGCTCGTAAATTACTTTCTGATCTTAAATAGTACAGAGCTTTTATTCCCAGTTTCCATGCTTCAATGTGAACTTGATTTATCCATTTAGCAGGAGCGTCGTGAAAAAAAGCAAGATTCAAAGACTGTCCTTGATCTATATACTCTTGTCTTACGGCAGCTTGTCTAACTAATTCTAACTGATTAATTTCCTTAAAGGTTCTAAATATCTCCTTCTCCTCTTCTGTCAATTCATCTATATTTTTAACAGAACCTTTATCCTCTGCAATTATATCCCATGTTTGAGGGGTATTTAATCCTTTTTCGTCTAGCAATGTTTCCAAATCCGGATTTCTTCTTAAGTGAGCTCCTTTTGCGTCATCGTCCATGTATAAATTGGCGGCAAATGGTTCAATTCCTTGAGATACTCCTCCGGCTAATTTTGATGAACTTCTATTAGGTGCTACGGCAATACACGTTAAATTCCTGTATCCGCTACCTTTACACCATGTAGGCTCCCCAAATTCATTAGCCATCCACATAGAAGCCTTATCTGATTTCTCTTTCAAGTGACTAAAGATAACTCGAGTTAAAGAAGTTGCTTGTATGCCTACGAAAGGAATCCTCATTTTTTGTAGCAATGAAGCCCATCCTAATGCTCCTAATCCTAAAGCCCTAGATTTTTCAGCAAATCTTATAGAGTCTTCAATTCCTTGTATGTATTTAGCTTTTTCTAAAAATTCGGAAATAACTGCGTCTAAAAATATAGTAGCATAATAAACTGCATCGGTTTTTGACCACTCTTCCCACTTATATAAATTCATAGAAGATAAGCAACATACAAAAGTGTGATTTTCATCCGAAGGTAACATTATTTCTGCGCATAATTGACTGTGTCTTACCTTGAGATTATATGTAGAGAATGTACTTTTAAGATTAGCGTTAGCGTTATCCGTAAAAAAAGTGTAAGGCTCTCCGGTTTTAACGCGAGTTTTTATATGCTCTAGCCACAATTCTCTCTTGCTACCATTCTTATTAACCACCTCTTCCATAAAATCATTGGAGAATTTAGCACCCATGTGAATATTATGACATTGTCTATTAATATCCCCTTTAGGTTCTCTAATTTTTAAGAAGTCGGCAAATTCAGGATGGTTTGCAGATAGGTATAAAGCTACTGCACCTCTTCTCATTTTACCCTGCTTAGATGCTATAATAGTAGAATCAAAAGACTTCATAAAAGGTATAATTCCATCAGTAGTACCATTAGAGCCATCTTTTATTAGAGCTCCCTTAGGTCTAATTTCAGAAAAATCATAAGCCGTTCCCCCGCCATGTTTAGATAATACGGCCATCTCGAGATTTTTCCTATATATATCGTACATAGAATCTCCAATATATCCACCAAAGCATGAGATAGGCAATCCTCTGTTAGTTCCAAAGTTACTCATTACCGGAGTTGATGGTATTAGCCAACCATTCCAAAGTATCTCGAAAAACTTGGAAAATAATTCGGGTTTGTTTAAATAAGTTGCAGCCGTACTAGCTATTCTATTATAAGCATCTTTAGGAGTTTCTTTATTTTGTAAATAACCCCCAAGCATCGTTGTTAAGTATAAGCTATTATTGCCCCACTCCGGTATGTCGTCTATGGACCAACCTTGTTTTTTAGCTAAATCGTGTAGTTCGTTCATTGTTTATAATTTAAAATAAGTCATCACTGTTCCAATCTTCGTTAGGTTTTGCATATCCGGTTTCCCTGTTATCAAAGAAATCAGTTTGTTGCTCACCAGACACCATAATGTAAAACCAAGACATATTCTCCATTGATTTTGGGTTTACTTTATATACAGGCTCTAATCCTAATTCAACTAGTTTTCTATTAGCTCTGTCATACATAAAATTCTTGAGATCTTGTTTTGATATGGTCTCTAATTCTCCCATTTCAAAAATACTCTCTATGTATAAGAATTCATTTACAAGAGATAATTGAACTCCTTCTACTATACTTTTTTTGAATTCAGATGTCCAGATGTCAGGATTCTCTTTAACTAGTTCTCTAAACAACTTACATCCTGCTTCGCTATGTAAACTTTCATCTCTTACGGAAAATATCATTTGTTGTCCAATACCTTTTAGCCTGTTTGATTTTCTAAAAGAGAGAAGAACTGCAAAAGAACTAAACAATTGAATGCCTTCGGCGCATGCGGAAAATAATGCTAGACTTCTTGCGATGTTTGATATAGATGTATCATTTTTATCTACATCAATCAGAACTTGCAATTTATTCATAGTAGCCTCATCTTGCATGAATGCTTGAAAGTCATCTAAGCCTAAAGAATCATTTAAATAAGAGTAGGCTGTCGCATGTATTGTCTCAAATGATCCAAATGTTACTGCCATCATCTTGATTTCAGGAATTGGAAACCACGTAGTAACATATTGTGACCAGTAATCATTTACATGTGTTTCAGTTTGGGCAAATCCTTTTAAGATGTTACCTATGACATTTTTTTCAGATTTTGTAAGATTTTCATCCCAATCTTTGATGTCTTTTTGCATGTTAATTTCCGTATGCAACCAGTGGGCGTTCTGCTGTTTGAACCAATAATCATAAGCCCATTGATACTCAAATGGTTTAAAATGCAGTCTCTCTTTTAGTAAAGGCATAATGTGAAAAGTTGAATGTTTATAATTTTGTTTTCGGTAAAAATAAATACCTAACTAACTTAAATTTCATTGTACTCTTTAAAAAATCTATCTACTTCGGCGGGGTCAAAAGCACTTGAATTTTTTGGAGCGGGGCCTCTATCATCATCATCTACATCTGCTATTAGACTATTTATGACATGCTTTCCACATCTTGTATCTAATGCTCCTTCAAATGATAATCCTAAATCTCCTAATCTTGATGCTACAATGTGATAAATGTTTTTTCTTGATAATGAGAACATGAAATCACATACCATGAGAACATTATATGATTCTGCAATGTGTTCTCCATTTACAATTTTAGCTGATTCTGATGTTCTATTTGCTTGAGATGGAACCCATGCTGGAACTCTATATTCATCTGCTATGTTTCTAATGTCTGTAAAGATTTCATCTAATGCAAATCTCTTCTCTGTCTTTGTAGATTTTAGTAATTTTGGATCATCTATAATGATTAATCCCGGCGAAATTCCTTGATGGATACACTGATCTAAATGTCCTCTGATGGTCATTGTTGATGCCTTGTACGCTCCGTATTTCTTAATGATTAACTTGCCTGGAATTTCATCCATTTTCTTATTGATAAAAGGCATATTATCCTTAGACAAGTTATCTAATGATATGTCTGTGATGTAAGCGTCAATTCTCTTTGAAATTTGAGTAGGATATAACTCCATGGTATAGTAGATTACGTTTACTCCTAACTCCATAGCGTGAGCAGCTAAGGATATTAGTAACCATGATTTACCTCCCTTCGGTGGACATAGTACAACACCTAATTCACCATAAGATAAACCTCCTTTCATGTAGGAATTAAGAACAGGCCATGGCGTAGGAATCGGATTTCTATCATCTTCCATGTATCTATTTTCCAAAGTTTCCTCATACATGTAGCCTAAGTCCAACTCTGATCCGGCGTTGTGTGCTTTGTTTATGGCAGAAAATGCAGCATCAAAATCATTTCTTTTAACTAAATCAACAGCACTTCTCAAAGCTTTTACGTACTCTCTATTCCTGCAAAACTCCACGATTTTATCCTTAACGTGTTGCAAGTCCTTTGAATCAGCAAAATCTAAAGAACTCTTAAGAAACATGTAAATACTCTGGGCGTGTATTTTGTTTCTCTCCGTTTGAGAATCATTTTCGTCCTTGTTTGCTAACTCCTTAATGTTTATTTTCAAAACATCTATTGTGGGTTGTATTTTGTATGTCTCATAATAGTCATACATTTTTTCTACTACCCAAGACATAGCCTCGTTCTCAAAATAATTTGGATCAAGAATGTCAATAATGCGAGTAAAAAAATTCTCGTCATTAAGCAAATTGTACAAAACCTTCTTTTGAAAATCCGTACCAAAAGAATTTAATAAATTGGCGGTCATTATTTATGATTTTAATCTGTTTACAAAGTTTCTATGCCATGAATCAAAGTCATTAATCCTAGAGAAAAGCCCGTCGAACGCAAACATTTGCATAAATTCATAGTCATAACTAGCGGGTACAAAATCCTGCAAAATTCTTCTTATTGCACTTTTTGTATG